GAAATTTTGATCTCTTTGATGAAGCCTGTATGGAACAAATTAAAGTTAAATTACCCAATGTTACAAAACCTATATGGGGAAAAGTAATTAGTAACTTAATGAAAGTGGTAGAAGAAATTAAAGCACCAGAAAGTTTAACGTTCAAAAAACAATTAGAAGAACACCTAGAAAATTTTACAATGGATCGAGCAGCAGGGAAACAAAAGACAGATATTAACAGAGGAGTCTCTTGGACAGATGAAGGAAAATCTTATTTTAAATTCAAAGACTTTTGGAACTACTTACAACGAACACGATCTTGGGGAATGGAAAGAAATAAGACATCACATAAAATACAAGAGCTTTTTGATGCTAAGGAAACCGTTCTAAAAATTTCAGGTAAATCAGTTAAAGTGATGTCTCTTAATGCATTTTCTGTTCACAAAGATAATGATGAACCCCCACCAATAGAAAGGCCACCATTTGTAAAATGAATAAAATAATGAAGAAAATAGGGCTATGGCATTCTAAAATATTTGAAACACTTTCTAAAAAAGCAAAGACTTCAAAACTTTGGGCTATATTATTAACCCTCGCTGTACTATACGAAATTATTGAACATATAGTTTGGCCAATATTAGTACCCTACTTAATATATATGCAGTGGATTAAATGATAAAAAGAACTATTATACCTGGACCACCAGGCACAGGAAAAACATATAGACTTGTTAATACTTATTTAAAAGAAGAAGTTGAAAAATATAAAACGCCTTTGAAAAGAGTTGGGTTCTTTACCTTTAGCAAAGAAGCTACAAGAATATCAGTCGCCAGAGCAACTAAACTATTTAATAAAATAGATTACGACGAAGACTTAAAATATTTTTGTACTCTACATGCTTTGGGCACAAGAGAATGTGGAATTGACACTGGCACCCAATTACTAAAAGGAAAGAAATGGGAAGCCTTTAAAACTTATGTAGGAGGTATTGCGGATAAATTAAATTTTGAAACCTACGCAACTGATGAAGGAACCATGGTTTATGGTAATGATTATATTAAACTTATTAACCTTTCAAAATATAGAAAAATAACTTTAGAAAATCAGTATGGATTACAAGAACATTTACAAGATATTAGTTATTCTAATTTAGAATACTTAGATAAATGTCTCGTTAAATTTAAAAAAGAAACAGGGATGTTTGAATTTGTAGACATGATCTCAAGATTTATTGAAAAGGAAAAATGTCCACAATTTGATGCCGTCTTTTTAGACGAAGCACAGGACTTGAATAATCTTCAATGGGAAATGTTTCATTATATCGAGTCGAATGCAAAACGATCTTATATCGCCGGTGATGACGACCAAGCGATTATGGGTTTTCAAGGCGCTAATCCAACACACTTTATAAGACTTCATAAAAAAGAAAATACAACGATTGATTCTTCTCTTGTTAAATCAAGAAGAGTTCCAAGAACGGTTTGGAAATTAGCTAAACAAGTTCTTGATAAAATTCCATCTACAGAAAGAGTATCTAAACAATGGAAACCTAAAAACTTTGAAGGAACCGTGAACTATGTATCTCATTTCGAACACATTGATTACAGCAAAGGCAGCTGGATGCTTATGACAAGAACCAATAAGATGTTAGAACAGCTTAAAGACTTCTTTGAAGATAAAGGTTATTATTACGGAAGTAAGAAAGGAAACAATTTAGTTAGTAAAGATATTTTACAAGCGATTGATACTTGGAGAAAATTAAATGAAGGTCAATTGGTTTCTGCTAAACTCGCTCAAAAAATGTATGGCTTTATGACCGTTAAGGGAGGCAAGTTAAAAAGAACCTTTGGTAAAGGAGATTCTTTTAAAAGTGTCATTGAAGATGTCATCAATATGGAAGACTTAAGAAACGAGCATGGTCTGCTAGCGGCGGGCAGCTGGGAACAAGCATTAGATAAAATTAATGAAAAGAAAAGAAACTTCATTGTTGCTATGGAAAAAAATAAAGAAAATATTTCTCCAACCGTAGAACCAAGAATTAAACTTTCAACTATTCATGGTGCAAAAGGAGACGAGAGACAGAACACCGTTTTAATGCTGGATATTGATTACAATAGTTATAATGCTTATCAAAAAGATCCTAGTCCTGAACACAGATTATTCTTTGTAGGAATAACAAGAACTGTTGAAAATTTATATCTAGTTAATCCCATGGGAGAATATGGATATCAGATATGAGTGCTTATAAAAAACAAATTGGAGGATCTCACTATAAAGACATGGTGATTCAACCCAGTCAGTTCATAAACAAGAATAAGTTGCTATTCGCAGAGGGAAATGCTATCAAATACATCTGCAGACACGCACATAAAGGAGGAAAGGAAGATTTGTTAAAAGCAAAACACTATATCGATATGATTATTGAAAGAGATTATGAATGACTAAAGAAACATTATTTTTCTCAATAGGACACTGCCAAAGGTGTGGTTGTGAAATGTATATTCCTAAAATGCTTTTAGAAAAAGAAGAATATTGTTATCCTTGCTCTTTAGATATGAAATATCAAATGCAAGATGAATAAAATATATGATTATTGAAAGAAATTATGATGTTTGAAGCTCAAACCGAATGGATAGCCCCGGACAATTTTCCAGATTTAAGTGGATATAAACTTATATCCATAGATTTAGAAACAAGAGACCCTGATTTAAAATCAAAAGGATCTGGTGCTATTATAGGCAACGGAGAAATTATTGGTGTTGCTGTAGCAGTGGATGGTTGGTGTAAATATTATCCTTTTGGACACGAGGGGGGCGGCAATCTAGATAAAAAAAGAATCTTAAGCTGGTTGACTGATGTTTGTGCAACTGAAGCTACTAAAATATTTCATAACGCAATGTATGATGTCTGTTGGCTTCGTTCCTATGGTATTAAAATTAATGGTCATATTATGGATACGATGGTTATGGCGTCTTTAGTCGATGAAAATAGAATGCGTTATACTTTAAATGCCTTAAGTTGGGAATATCTGGGCGAGAGAAAAAGTGAAGCAACATTATTTGAAATAGCTAAAAACTGGGGTATAGATCCTAAAGCAGAACTCTACAAATTACCAGCCATTTATGTCGGGGAATATGCAGAAAAAGATGCATCACTCACGCTCGATTTATTCAAAAGACTTTCTTCACAAATTAGAAAAGACAATTTAACAGAAATATTTAATTTAGAAACTCAACTCTTCCCTTGCTTAGTTGATATGAGATTTAAAGGCGTCCGAGTAGATGTCGAAAAAGCTCACCAATTGAAGCAAAAATTATTAGGACAAGAAAGAGGCTTGCTGCAAGAAATAAAAAAAGAAACCCACATAGATGCTCAAATATGGGCAGCAAGATCGATTGCCACAGTTTTTGACAAACTGAAACTGCCTTACAAAAGAACTGAAAAAACAAATGCCCCATCATTTACTAAGAATTTCCTTTCCGAACACGAGCATCCTCTAGTTAAAAAAATAGCAAAGGCTAGAGAAATTAATAAAGCTCACACCACATTTATAGATACCATATTAAGATATGAACATAAAGGTAGAATACATGCTGATATTAATCAAATAAGATCAGACCAGGGTGGTACCGTCACGGGACGATTTTCATATTCTAACCCAAACCTTCAGCAAATTCCCGCTCGTAATAAAGATTTAGGTCCAATGATAAGATCTTTATTTATTCCTGAGGAAGGACATTTGTGGGGATGTTTTGATTACTCTCAACAAGAACCAAGACTCGTTGTGCACTTTGCAGCAACTACTGCGGGCATTAAAGAAGATCCATCCGTAAAAGAAATTGTAGATAACTATTCTAATAACGATATTGATTTTCATAGAACGGTTGCGGATATGGCAGGCATCAGCAGACTTCAAGCCAAAACTATTAATCTTGGATTATTTTATGGAATGGGTAAAGCCAAGTTACAAGCAGAATTAGGGTTGAGCACGAAACAAGAAGCTGAAGAATTATTTAATCAATACCATGATCGAGTTCCTTTTGTCAGAGATCTTATGAACGAAACATCAAGATGGGCATCAAGAGAAGGAGAAATTAGAACCTTGTTGGGAAGAGGTTGTAGATTTAATAAATGGGAACCGGCACAATTTGGGATGCATACACCTATGACTTGGGAAGATGCCGTTAAAAAATATGGAGAAAATAGAATAAGAAGAGCTTTTACTTACAAGGCTTTAAATAAACTGATACAGGGATCAGCAGCAGATATGACTAAAAAATCAATGCTTGACCTATACAAAGAAGGTATTATAGCTCATATCCAGATTCATGATGAATTAGATTTATCTGTAGAATCTAAAGAGCATGCAAACAAAATCATTGAGATTATGGAAAATGCTGTTAGATTAGTCGTCCCAAATAAAGTAGACTATGAGTCTGGTAAAACTTGGGGAGATATATACGATTAGGAGGAAACTATGGAAAAAGTAAAACAACTTTGGACATTAGCACAAGCTAATCCAAAAATAGCTACCGCTGTAGTGGTAGTAATTGTTGCTATCTATTTTTTAGCAACCTAAGGATTATATGATAGATGGCATATTTAAACGCAAACATTCCTGTTACTTATGCACAAATCAGGAGAGAGTATCTCTATGATCTTAAAGCTCATCATGGAGAAGTGGAAGAATGCCTTATTTTTGG